GGTGCTTTGTATGGCGTAATAACAATCTTGCGGTTAGGGGTCGCACTTTTATAGGACTTAAAGGAGTTCCAGATGTAGTTGGCTTTCATACTCAAACAGGAGTAGCAGTTTATTGCGAAACAAAAGCAATAGGAGATAAACTAAGTAGCTATCAAATATCATTTTTAAACTTAGCAAAGACGGCAAATTGTTTTTGTTATATAGCAACCGAAGAGAACGGCAAACTAACCCTAAAAGAATATGAACAAGAATAGCATCATATTAGAACTTTGGGAAAGCCGAGAACTTAAGGAAGCAATAGATAAAATGCAGCCTGAAGATTTACGAGAAGATTTAAGAAGCGAACTATTTAAAGTGCTATGTGAAATGGAAGAAGAGCGTTTAATTGATATGCGCACACGCAACGTATTAAAGTTCTATTTGGTTAGAACAATGATTAATATGATGCAAAGTAACACGAGCCAATTTTATAGGACATACCGCAAACCTTTAGAAGTAGAATTAATTGTTCACGATAGAGACGAAGATTTACTTAACAAAGTAGAAGATGAGTTATCCAAGATGCACTGGTACAAAGCGGAACTATTACGAGTTTATGCAATTAAGCACAACTGCAACGCTAAAGAACTAAGCAGGGTAACTGGTATTCCGTATATGTCAATACATAGGGAATTAAAACTAACTAAACGAGAACTTAAAAAACAATTACGCAAATGATAATTATAGCAGCGATATGCTTTGCAATTTTCTTTGTAGAGATACACCAATTCCATAGGAAGTGGAAATTAGATTTTAAGCCTTTTAGTTGCACGAGTTGTTTAGCAGCTTGGAGCGGTTTGGCTTTATATTTACTGCCTACAATATGTACCGACATAATTTCGTTTGTATTTATACCAGGAGTGTTAGCACCTTTACTTTCAAAAATAATGTGGAACTTATGGAAATAGAACACCGCAACTTTTTAGACGAACACGTTGGTAATTGGCATACAGTACAAAATGGGTATGTGCGTAATATCGATTTAGACATCTTAAAAATGTACGAGCATATTTATCGCAAGTATATGAGTGCAGATTTTATCTTAACAGTATGGTGTGGTAATTGTATCTTCGATATGATTAAACGTTTATACACTTGGTACGAAGAGCAACCTAAACCTAAAAATAAAAAAAAGAATGGCTAACTTTATCCACCCTACCGCTATAATTGGCGATAACGTAATTATCGGAGACGGAAACTACATTGGTGCTTATTGTATTATTGGAGACCCTGCCGAACATAAGAAGTTTTGGCAAAAAGAAAAAGGCAAAGTTTACATTGGCGATAACAATGTTATTACAGGACTTGTAACAATAGATGCAGGAACAGAGATAGACACATTCATTGGTAATAATTGCTTCATAATGAAACACGCACACATAGGACACGATTGCACAATCTTAGATAATGTTACTATAAGCTGCGGAGCAAAAATAGGTGGGCATTCAATTATTGACAAAGGTGCTAACATAGGACTAAACGCAGTTCTGCATCAGTTTGCAAACGTAGGAGAAAATTGTATGATAGGTGCAAGTGCTTTTGTTAAAGGAGATGCAAAACCTAATACTAAATATGCAGGAGTTCCTGCACGAGAAATCGGCTCAAATATAAGATAATGAATGCAATAGTATACTTAAACTATAAAGATAGGAACATCAATACATTGTTTGAGAATATCAAAAATGCGGGTAAGCATATTGATATAGTTACTATCATTAATGAAGAAGGTATAGCATTTGCAACTAATAAAGGCTTAAGGAATTTAAACTTTGATAATATAGATTATGTAACTATTATGGGTAACGATATATTAGAACCTGATAATTGGTTGCAAATAAGAAATGACTTTTTACAAGACAAAACTATTGGTATTTGTTCTATTCCTTTACATAGTACAGGTAATGACACGGCTGATTTAATTGGTAACTTTACTATAACAAAAGAAACTATAAAAAGAGTTGGTGCATTCAATCAAGAACTTGACCCATACGGAGCAATAGATTTAGATTATTGTACGAGATGCAGGGCAGCAGGTTTGCATACGAAATTTATTAAAGAATATACCGCTAATCATATTGAGCAAAATAGCATTGATGCTTATGGTTACAATAAAAATGAATTAGTACAAAAGACCTGGAGTTTGCATAGCAACAATGTATCTGCTTATACAAATGGGAATAAAACATATTATATAAACTTATGAAAATACTTTGTATAACTTCAGCCAATTCGGGTGTAGGACTGCACCGAATAATGATGCCTATTGTTTATATGGAAAAAGAGTACGCACTTATTACCGATGTATTGAATGACGAACTACTTGAGCAGGGTTGGGATATTGTGCTAATGAATAGAATGCTAAACGAAATAAACGCAAAGCAAATGGACACTTGGCGCACCAAGTACGGCTTTAAGTTAGTAGTAGACAATGACGATTACTGGGAACTTAGCGAAAGCCATTTGTTATATTCAAGATATAAGTTTAATAACATACCTAAACTAATTACCGATTACTTAGAAGTTGCAGACCTTTGCACTTGCACACACGAAAGGTTAGCAAGTATGATAAGTCCTTACAATAAGAACGTTCACATCTTACCAAACGCATTACCTTACGGGCAAGAGCAGTTCCAGGATAACAAGACCGAAGATTACAAGGTTAGATTATTTTGGAGCGGTAGCGGAACGCACGAAAGAGATTTAGAAATACTTAGGCAGCCGTTCAAAAGGCTACAAGGTATGAACATAAGAACTGTTATTGCAGGTTACAATGACGGAGAAAAACCTATATGGGATAAAATGATAGATGCCTTTACTTGTGGTCTTAAACTTAACCCTACTATCTACAACTACGCTAAGGTTACGGAATATATGGGTGCTTATACGGATAGCGATATTTCAGTTATCCCACTCGTAGATAATAAGTTTAACGCTATGAAGTCAAATCTAAAGGTATTAGAAACGGCTGCTAAAAAGAACCCTGCCATAGTTAGCCACGTTAATCCTTACTTAGATATGCCCGTGCATTATGTTAAAAGCCAAAAGGATTGGTATAAACACATCAAAGATTTAGTAAGCGATGCGGATATGCGAAAGGAAAGCGGACAAAAGCTATTTGAGTTTTGCCAAAAGAAGTATAACTTTGACGAGATAAATTTAGACCGAAAGTATATTTATAGTAAACTATGCCAGTAATATTAGCAAAAATATTTTATCACACAAAGGTAGACAAGTCAGGCAGATTAAGGTCTGTTGGTACTTATGCTTGTGATAAATGTGGCATAGAGTGTACACAAAGAGCAGAGGAAATAAGAAGGAGAGGTGCTTTATGTAAAAAGTGTAAACTAACACAAAATTTTACAAACGAGTTTAGTAATAAAAATTTAGAACTTACTTGTGCAAATGTATTAAAAAGCAGGTTAAATAAGAGATACTTAAAAAGAGGCTTAACTTGCACATTATCAGGAGAAGAGATACTTAAATTAGTTAAAGATAAATGCCATTATTGTGGCACAGAACATAGCAATAATATGCTCTATAATCAACCTAATTTTAAGTATAACTTTATCTATAATGGTATTGACAGAATAGATAGTTCAAAAGGATATATTCAAGGGAATGTAGTTACTTGTTGCAAAACTTGTAATGTAGCAAAAATGGATATGGACTATAAAGAATTTATTAACCACATCACAAAAATATATAATCACATAAGAAATGCCAATATATAAATGCGCCTCTAATGGCAAATATCGGATTGGAAACGGGTCTTGCATCTACGATACCGAGGAAAAGGCTATGCAAGTTTGGAAAGCTATCCTTGCAGGTGGCAAGTTTGCCGAAAGCTATACCGACTATCCCGAAAGTGCAACTAACAATGCAAAACGTGCTTTAGAATGGGCAGAGAAAAATGGTTGGGGTTCTTGTGGAGAAGCAACTGGCAAAGCAAGAGCAAATCAATTAGCAAATCGTGAGCCGATTAGTAGAGATACGATTGCCCGTATGGCTTCCTTTAAAAGACACCAACAACATAAAGACGTACCTTATAGTGAAGGTTGTGGCGGTTTGATGTGGGATGCTTGGGGCGGTACAAGTGGGGTTGAATGGGCAATTAATAAACTAAAAGAAATAGACGGAAAATAATTTGCATACTTAAATTTTTATTATTAACTAACGGAAAATTTAATGGGGAAAGTATGCAGAAACACACACAAATTTATTTGCAGGGAATGGGGTATAAAAAAACGGACTTCATTCCTTGCGAAGTGTGTGGCTCACAAGCGGTAGATATACATCATATTGAAGCGAGGGGAATGGGTGGAAGCAAAAAGGCAGACACGATTGAAAACCTAATGGGTTTGTGTAGGAAATGCCACATAGAATACGGAGACAAAAAACAATATAAAGAGTTCCTAAAAGACATACACGCAAAGAATTATGGCAAAGATTAAAGAGAACAATAACAAAGTTAGTTTTGGCAAACGCAAAAGAGGCTCTGCAAAGAAGTCCTTTAATAAGCACACGCCAAGAGAAAAAGCTTATAGAGGACAAGGTAGATGAGAAAACTAAACGCTATATGGCTACTTCTAACCCACAAAGCTTACTTCCTTGCGGTATGTAAGACAGGTAAAAACGGAGATGATATGACCACCATAGGACACTATACCTATGCAATGGCAGAAACCCTAATTAACAAACATATAGCAGACGTAGACACATACTTAGACCAAGAAGATGCAATAGACGAAGCTAACGATATAATAAACGGCATACTATGATTTTATTATCAAGTCAAATAGAAAGCATAGCATCACGCAAAGACAAGACAATCAAGCTAACAATAGCAACCCAAGAACTAAGTCCTAAAGATGCTGCGGATATATTCCAACTTAACCAACAGTTCTGCTACTTAGCAATCAAAGAAGAACCTTTTAGCAAAGAAGAGCAAGACGTAATAGAAAATCTAAAGGCAGACCCAGACACGTTTAAAACACCGAGCCAAAGATTAAGGGGCATCTTATACAAGACATACGAACAAGACAACGAAGGTTACAAAGATTTTAACACATATTACCTATCTGTAATGGATAGGATATGCCAACACTATAAAAACAAGATAGATGGGTAGACATAAAGCAATAGAAACGCCTGAGTTAATGCTACAATACTTTACCGAGTATTGCGAATATTGTAAAAGCAATCCTATTAGAGTACACGATTTCGTAGGCAAAGATGGAGACGAAGTTTACAGATTAAGGGAGCGACCTCTAACAATAGAAGGCTTTGAAAACTATTGTTATAATCAAGGAATTATCAGCGATTTAGGAAGATACTTTGCCAATTTAGATAATGCTTATGAGGATTTTCGTACCATCTGTTCGCGTATTAAGAAAACAATTAGACAAGACCAAATCGAAGGGGGAATGGCAGGGGTTTATAATCCAAGCATTACTCAGCGATTAAATAGCTTAGTAGAGAAGTCAGAAAACAAGCACGAAGTAAGTGAGATTAAAATAACTTACGATAGATAATGCAGACAATAGGCTTGAAGTTACATAACCCACACCCAGCGCAAAAGCAAGTAATTGAATGCGATAGTAGGTTTATTGTAATGATGGCAGGGAGAAGATTTGGCAAGTCCTTGATTAGCCAAACAATAAGCATAGACACGGCAGTAAACAAAAAGCGTGTAGCTTACATTACACCTACTTACCAATTAGGAAAGATATTTTTTAAAGAGATAGTAGACCTATTGCCATTAGAAATATACTCTAAGAACGAAAGCGACCTTGTTATTACATTTATAACGGGTGGAAGCATACGCTTCTTTACAGGCGAAAGATTAGACAATCTTAGAGGTTTAAAGTTTCACTTAGCCGTAATAGATGAGGCTTCCTTCATACCTAACCTTGAAGATGGGTGGCTAAATTCGATAAGACCTACTTTAACGGACTACAAGGGTAAAGCTATATTCTTAAGCACCCCAAAAGGTAAAAACTACTTCTTTAGTTTGTTTAGCAAAGCAGAACCCGATTGGCAAAGCTTTAAGTTCACTACATACGATAACCCTTACATTGACCCCAACGAAATAGACGATGCAAGGAAGCAACTGCCTGAGGTTGTGTTTGAGCAGGAGTATATGGCAAACCCTGCGGAGAACGCAGCAAACCCATTTGGTAGTCAATACATTCGTAATTGTATACACCCAGTAACAACAATGCCGATTGTAGCTTATGGGATTGACCTTGCTAAGTCAGTCGATTGGACTGTTATCGTAGGCTTAGACGAAGATGGAAACGTGGCTTATTTTGACCGCTTTCAAATGGATTGGCACAATACTAAGCAAAACATACTTAGATTGCCTAAATGCCCTATCCTTGTCGATTCTACGGGGGTTGGCGACCCTATCCTTGAGGACTTACAAAGAGAAGGGGTAATGATACAAGGCTTAAAGTTTACAAGTTCAAGTAAACAACAACTAATGGAAGGCTTACAAGCTGCAATACATCAAGGTAAGATAGGCTACCCAGAGGGTATAATCAGCCAGGAACTTGAAGTATTTGAGTATCAGTATACGGCAACGGGTGTTAAGTACTCCGCACCTTCAGGCTTTCACGATGATGCCGTTATGGCTTTGGCTTTGGCTTGGCAGAACTTCAGCCTTAAACGTGGCACGGGTAGGTATGCCTTCCTATAATTTACCGCTTATCCTTGATATTTACCGCTCATCACAATTTTTAAAAAAAGTTTCACAATTTGATTGTGTAATGTGAAAAGGTTGTATATTTGATATATCAATTAACCACAAACACATTTTTTATGCAAAACTTCACTTTAAAATTCGGTAAGTACAAAGGTCAGCAATTTTTAAGTACACCTACTTCTTACCAACAATGGCTACTAAAGCAAGATTGGTTTAAAATGCCTACTCAATTAACTGACTTACAAAAAGCATCAAAGCAAATTAGCCAATTAAGCGGTCAGCTAAAAGGTTGGAACGGGTATTCGGCTAATGGATATGCAGTCGAGTGTAATATGTTTGAAGCCGAGAAGGCTATGGAAGCAGCTATTTTTAATTGCTCTGACTTATGGTCTGCAAATTACAACGGCGAATATTAAAATTTCAGGGGCTTGAAATATAGCCCCACCTTTTTAAACTTAAACACAAACACAATGAAAAAAGAAACCGCACAACTTTTAGCCGTATTTTTAGTAGCTTGTTACCTTATTGGACAATTACAAGACATCTACTCAAAATGATTTACGCTATATGCCTTCTGCTAATTGCAACAGGTTTTGTAATGGCAGCATTATTTGACTACACAATTAAAAACTATGACCCAAAGCACAAAAGAATATATAGACAAATATTACGCAAGTGAGCCTATCAGCATTATGATGTCTAACATAGATGCGACCTATCTGGAGATACTTACCTACTGCAACGAGAAGGGTTACGAACCTTCTAAACGTAGATTAAGAAAACCAGAACATAAGTCAGAAATCGGCTTTTTTGACATAGATAATTACAAACCCGAAACAATATAAAATTAGAAATATACTTCTAATTAATTAAAAACAAGCTATTTAAAAACAATTATTTAATCAAATTAGAAACATAATTCCAAAAACAAATAACCTATGAAAACAGCAATGCAAGAATTAATTGATGAGCTTAAATTAATTGAGGCTTATCCTATGTCACCTTTAGTATTAAGAATTGCTACTGATTTACTTGAAAAAGAAAAAGAGCAGATAATAGATGCAGGTAATGCTTGTTCTATTAAAACAATAGTACATAGAGAAAAACTTGATGAAATGTCTGAAGATGAATTAAGGGATAGTCTTGTTAAGGATACTATTTCATATGGAGATGAATACTACAACCAAACCTATAACCAAACAAATAACCTATGAATGAAGATTTATTATTAGAAGCTGCAAAGCCATTAATTGAGTATTTAAATAATAACTATCACCCTCATTGCAAAATTATTGTTGAATGTAATAGCGTTGAGGTACTTGAAGGACTTGAACAATCAATAACAAAAGAATTTATAAAAGATTAAAACAAATAACCTATGACACCACAAGAAAAAGCAACAGAATTAGTAGAAAAATTTAAGCCTTATGTAAATGGATATGTTGGTAGCTCAATGCTAACTAACACAGAATATCCAGAATCAATTTTAAGAAAGGCTAAAGAATGTGCAAGAATAGTAGTAAACGAGATGATTGACAGATTAACATGGCATACAGGTGCAAGTGATTTAGGCAATACAATTATTGCTGGAGATATTGAATATTGGTATGAAGTGTTACAATCAATCAAATATAACCAAAACAAATAACACAATGGAATTACAACAAATCTTCGAAACAACAAAAGAACAACGCATCGAGTTTACCCACCAATTAATTGAACGCTTAAACGCAGGGGAACTTGACCCGTTAAAAACACATCTTCAAGTTAAAGCCTTAGAGGATATGCTCGAAACACTAAAGGCAAACAAGGACTATAAAGATGCGGTATTACAAGCAGCCGTATTAAACGGCAAGGACTTCGAGTATATGAGTGCTAAGTTTAACATTCGCGAGGTCGGAGTTAAGTATGACTATACTAAATGCGAAAGTCCTGCATACGAGGAAATTATGACCGAGTACAATAGTGCAGCTAAAGCCAAAAAGGATATGGAAGAGTTCCTAAAAAAAGTTCCGCATCAAGGACTTGATATTATTAACGGAGTTACGGGCGAGGTTACCAGAGTTTACCCACCTGCTAAGAGTAGCACAACAAGTGTAGCCGTATCCTTAAAGTAATAAAAATATTGTACTTCTTTGCAATTTGCTTACCTTTGGCAGCGTTATGCTACATAGGTGGGCATCTTGCTTATGAGATAATGTTAAAACTAAGAAAATGACTTGGAACGATTTAACAGTTTGGCAGTACCAACAGATTTACCCGATAGTTACAAAGCCTGAAAAGGATTGGACAACCTTAGATGTAGAAAGTAAGTTAGTAGGCATTTTGCATAACCTTACAGACACGCAAGTAGATAGCCTAAGCGTAGGGGAGTTTAACAAATTGAAGGTAACCCTTGACTTTTTAGATCATAAGATAGAAGGTAAGCCGGTTAAGTACACCGAAGTAAACGGCAAACGTTACAAGTTTATTTATGATGTGCAGCAAATCAAAGCAGCCAGATACATTGAGACAAAAGTATTTAGTACGGACTTAGTAGGTAACCTACACAAGTTAGCAGCCTCAATGGTTATGCCACAACGCAAAACTTGGTGTGGTAAATGGGTCGATGATACCTACGATGCGGCAAAGCATAGCCAATATGCCGAGGACTTACAAGGGGCTAATTTTATGCACGTTTATCAATCCATTGTTTTTTTTTATCAAGTATACAGAAATTGGATAGAAGTTTCTCAGGGTTATTTGGTTCAGGAAATGACGAACAAGGGAATGAGTTTGGAACAAGCGAAAGAGGTAGTTCAAATTTTATGCAGCACTTTGGATGGCAGTATTGCGCCAAATCTGTTGCCGACCACGAAAATATCACAGTTGACCAAAGCTATGAGCTAACCACCATACAATTCTTAAATACCCTATCCTATCTAAAGGCTAAAGCCGATTACGATAAAGAGCAACATAGGAAACTTAAGTAGCCCTGCCATTTTTGGTGGGGTTAGTTATTTTTAGACCTTCCTTATATTTATTAGCGTGAGTATATCGAAAGCACAAATACAAGCGTTAAGGGATAGCTTTATACAAAGCTTAGGCGGTAGCTTTGATAAGTACAAGCCAGGAGAACTTCCCGTTTTAGAAGATACTTTAGCTTTATATGGTAAAGCCTTTAACGATAAGATTACCGAAATACTTGACAAGGAAAATATTACGAGTTCTGGAAGATTGGCAGAACCGGCTTTGCCTATCATTACAAAGTTTGGCACGGGTTACATTTTAAGCCTCGGTTATGAACCAGGAAGCGAAGCATCTAAATACTATGACTTTGTAAACAAAGGGGTAAAAGGTACAAAGAACGAGAAAGCAGACAATAAAACACCTTACGCTTTTAAGGGAAATAAAAAAGCCGTTCCGGTAAGTTCAATAGAAAAATGGCTTAGTTACAATAAACTAAAGTCGGTATCGGTTAAAAAATATACAAAGCTTGGAACTGAAGCAAAGGCAATAGAAGGCAAGAAGTCCTTAGCCTTTTTAATTGCTCGAAGTATACATAGGAAAGGTTTAAAATCTACACGCTACTTTGATAGAGCGGTAGCGCAAATATTTAATAAAGAATTTATTGAGAATATAGCAATCGCAGTAGGTGGCGATGTGCAAATTCAAATCAAACAAGCAATCAATGGCAATAACAATAACAAGTAGTCCTGCACCTTATTCTTCTATGCACGATAACTTATGGTTCGTATCAAGTTCTACTAATAGCGGAACTACAAACTTTAAATTCGTTTATGATGTTTATATAAACGGCAGCCAGGTAATACGTTCTAAAGTATTTCCTGCTCCAAGTGCAGAAGGTAGCTATGGGGTGTTCAACGCATCTCCAATGGTAAGAAGTTTTGTTACTAACTACTTCGAGCCTTCAGGTAACTCAATACTTGTAGCATCAAATGATAAGATCAAAGTAGATTACCAAGTAAGGATAGGCGAAGAGGTAAGCGGTGTTACAACTACAAACTTAGCATCGGGCAGCTATTCGGCTTACAACTTTGTACCGCCATTGTTTGCTGACGTATTCTTAACAAAGAACCAAACACCTTTGGTGCTATCGGACTATTACGATAATTTACTATTAGAAAACTTTACCGATGATTTCTTAACGGAAAGAGATACAGACGAAATAACCCTTGAATACGGAGATAACTTTTACATTACCTTCCTTAGAATTGCAACGGGTGGTTATTCGGCTTGGGTAGAAGTATTAGGGCAAGGCGATGTGGTTACTAATACTGTATCTGGTAACATAACCTTAAGCGGTCAATTTAATATGTTTAACCTACAAGCAGGACACATAAACGATTGGGCATCTGGCACGATTATAGATGAGAATACTTACGGCTATAATTTTTATTTAAAAAGAGGTGGCGCACAAACAAGGGTAATTAAGATTAAGCATAAGTGCTATCCTAAATACCAACAATTCAACTTAGAGTTCCTAAATAGGCTTGGCGGTTGGGACACTAAAAAGTTTGCCCTTGTTAATAGAAGGTCAAGCGAATACCAAAGAGCATCATACAGGCGAAGCGATTGGCAGCTTGTAGGTGGACAAATGACAAACATAGATGGATATAACAGATATAACGAAACAACTTTCAACTATGCTATTCAGCATAAGGATAAATATAGGCTTACTTCTGATTGGGTTAGCGAACAAGATTATTCGTGGTTGGCTCAGCTTGTATCAAGTCCTATTGTTTATATGGAGGTTCTTGGTGCTTATTTCCCTGTTACCATAAGTACAAGCAATTACGAGTACAAGTTAGAAAGTGCAGATAAACTATTTAACTTTGAGATTGAAGTAGAAGTAGGAAAATACTTAACAAGCCAATTCAGATAATGATTAGTACCGAGATATACGTAGAAGAGCAGAAGATTGATCTATTGCAGGATATATCTACCGAGTTTACTTATGCCATTGACGATGTAAGTGAGTTCGGTAGTCGCAATACTTCTTATAGTAAAACAATTAGCGTTCCAGGAACGGCAAACAATAACCTTGTATTTGGGTACATCTTTGAACTTAACAACGCTAACTTTACGGATAATACCTTACCAAACGTAGGGTATAACTTTAACGTAACTAAACAAGCGAACTGCAAAATTTTTATTGATAAGGTGCAAATATTCAAAGGCACTTTACGAATATTGGAAATAGTTATTGACAAAGAAACTATTGAATACCAGTGTAGCGTTGTCGGGGAACTTGGTGGCTTTATTAATCAGTTAGGCAATAAGCGTTTGGAAGATTTAGATTTTAGTGCTTACAACCATACTTATAGCGTAGCCAATATTAGTGCGAGTTGGGATAACGCAGGGGGTTCTGGCTATTACTATCCTTTGATTGATTACGGAAACGTAAGTACGGGAACATACGGAACACTTAAAAAGGACTTTCAATACACAACGTTTAGACCTGCTTTGTATGTAAAAGAGTATATGCAAAAGATATTTGCAGGAACAGATTATACTTTTAGTTGCCCGTTCTTTGATACTGCTTTATTCAAGCGTTTAATTATACCGCATAACCAAACAAACATAACAACGCTAAACAATACAAGCCTTAACGCAGCAGCCAAGCTAATAACAATAAACACAAACCTAAGTCCTTATGTAGAATATACAATGGTTACCGCAGGTAGCTTTACACTTGACGGGTTAGGGCAGTTATTTACTTATGGAAGCGGTGTAACAATTACAACCGATATAAAGGTTTTATTAAGGGGCAACGTTACCTTTTACAATCCACCATTACCAAACTATTCTGTTATACTTAAAAAGAATAACATTGAAATAGGCAGACAAGATTTTGATGCAAGTGTAAGTAACTTTATGAATTGCGAGTTCACTGTTAGCGGAGTAACCTTTGCTAATACTGACACAATGCAAGTTGAGATATTAGGAAACGGCATTATCCTGGATATAACTTTAGGAGAAATAGGTGTTACTACAAGCACACCTACACAAGTGCAGGTAAACTTAGGAGAAACAATTAAGGTAAACGATACAATCCCAAAAGGTATATTTCAAACTGATTTCTTTTTAAGCATTGTTAAGATGTTTAATCTTTACGTCTATGAGAATAAGTTTAACGACAAGGAACTGGTTATTAGTCCGTATGTGGACTTTTATCCTGAAGTATCGGCTAATGCAGAAGATTGGACTAACAAAGTAGATAGAGCAAAACCTATAAGCATAAAGCCAATGAGCGAGATTAACGCTCGTTACTATAACTACAAGTTTAAGGCTGACAATGATTTCTACGGAGAAAACTACCGCAAGAAGTACACCGAAGGCTATGGAGATTTTATTTATGATACCGAGTTTGATTTTGTAAAAGAAACCGACACTTTAGAAGTTATATTTGCTGCATCTGTATTGTTTCAGCAAACAGGACAAGACAAAGTATTCCCTGCAATCTATAAGAAGTCAAATACAAATAGCGCAGAAGATAGAATGGATAGCATTATTCGTATAATGCAAACAAAGAAGATTACCGGTGTAGCAAGTTGGAATATTATGAACACAACTACTAACTTGGCTACTTATACAAGCTATGGTTACGCAGGACACTTAGATGACCCTATTAACCCTACTAATGACATTAACTTTGGCGCACCTAAAGAACTACAATTTAACCCTAATAGTTACCCAAGCACAAACGTATTTAATGCCTTTCATAGTCCTTACATTGCTGAAATAACAAGCAAGGATAGTAAGCTATTAACGTGCTTTGGTTTATTGGATATTATAGACATTTTCAATTTAGATTTTAGTAAATATGTATTTATAGACGGGGTATTGTTTAGGCTTAATAAAGTCGAGAACTTTAACCCAATGGAATACAACACTACTAAATTATCATTCCTTAAAGTAATAGAAACTTCATACTAATGGCACAAGAGAACGTAGGTATAAATATAACAGTCGGCGGTAACCAAGACCAAGCTTTAGGCTCGTTAAAAGCGCAGCTAAGAGAAGCAACCGCTGAGGTAACAAAACTATCCGAGCAGTTTGGAGCAAGTAGCAAGGAAGCCGTAAACGCAGCAAAGAGGGCAGCCGAACTTAAAGACCAAATCGGAGATGCAAAGAGTTTAATTGATGCCTTCAATCCAGATGCTAAGTTCAAAGCCTTAACTGCATCGCTTAGTGGTGTAGCCGGTGGCTTTAGTGCTTTACAAGGTGCAACTGCTTTATTTGGTAAGGAGAACGAGGACTTGCAGAAAACTTTACTTAAAGTAAATTCTGCTATGGCTTTATCTCAAGGCTTACAAGCAGTAGGGGAAAGCATAGATAGTTTTAAGCAATTAGGTACAGTTATTAAAACGCAGGTAGTAAGTGCATTCTCTACTTTAAGAGGGGCTTTAATCGCAACAGGTATTGGTGCTTTGGCAATCGGCATTGGTTTAGTAGCTGCTAACTTTGACAAAGTAAAGAAGGCGGTTTTAAATTTAGTGCCAGGACTTGCACAAGTTGGAACTTTCTTTAGCAATATCATTACAAAAGTTACGGACTTTGTAGGTGTTACATCACAAGCAGAACGTGCTTTGGCTTCTTTAGAGAAAACAACAAAGCGTGGTAACGAAGGTATTGAGGCAAGAATTAAAGTGCTTACTGCACAAGGTGGAAAGGAGAAGGAAATATACGAATTATCTAAACAACAAGGAGAAGCAGAACTTAACTTTTTAAGGGCAAAGCTAAAAACTAAAGAAGGGCTAACTGATGAGGAACTTAAGAAGTTTAGAGGTTTAAAAACCGAACAAGCCGTTTTAGATGCCCAGGAACAAAAGCGTATTAATGACGGATTGAAAGATGCTGCTAAAGCTTCTGATGATGCAAGTAAAGAAGCTGCGGCAAAACGTAAGGCAGAAAACGATAAGAAATTAGCAGAAGATAAACAATTTTCTCAGGACTTATTAAAAAACCAACAAGATAGAAGGAAGCTATTACAACAAGACAACTTAGTAAGCCAAAAGCAAGTTGCACAAGACGAAAAAGATGCAAAGGATAAAGCTAAAAAAGAGCAAGAAGCGTTAGATAATGAAAGGATAGCAGGTCAAATGAAGGTTATGTCCGTAACGACTAACTATGCTTTACAAGGTATACAAACGCAACAAAATGCAGCAAATACCGAAAAGCAAATTGAAAAGCAAAAAACTGATGATAAGCTAAAAGAACTTGAATTACAAAAGCAAGGGGCTATGGCAGCCCTTGATGCCGTTGCAGGTCTTATAGACCAAAATAGCGTTGCAGGAAAAGCTATTGCAGTTGCTAAAGCGGTTATGTCTACTTATGAAGGTGCGACCAAAGCTTTAGGTGCTTATCCCCCACCATTCGGAGCGATTGCAGCAGCAGCCACAGTTGCAGCAGGATTGGTAAATGTTAAAAAGATTATTAGCACTAACATACCTTCTGCAAAGGGAACTGGTAATGTAGGGGGTGGAGCAACTGCACCGAGTATAAGTTCGGCAGCACCAATAACACCACCACAACCACAAGCGGCAACTACAAACCTAAGTAACCAAACAATTAACGCAATAGGCAACCAAGCCGTAAGGGCTTACGTTGTTGAGAACGATGTAACAAGTAACCAACAAAGGATTGCAGCTATTCAGCAAAGAGCAAGATTTGGTTAAATGATAACAATTTAAAACCCTTAATATTTAAGATTATGGACTTACCTGTTTATTTATTAGACATTAGCGAGGATATGAATGACGATGCCGAGGTGGATTATGTGGCACTCGTAGACAGACCTGCTATTCAAAAGAATTGGAATGCCTTTAAAAACCAACAACGATTTGAAGTGGTTAGCGAAGATAAGCGTATTATTTCTGGACCTCTTATGCTTGCTGATGTACCTATTTTTCGCAGTGATGCTACTTACGGGGATTATTATGTGGTCTTTAGTAAAGATACTATTTTTAAGATTGCGCAAAAGTTTTTCAAAAGAGGCTATCAGTCAAACGTAAACTTGATGCACTCTCCTGAACAACAAGTAGAAGGGGTTACTATGTTTGAAAGCTTTATTACAGACGAAAGCCGTGGCATACAACCAATGAAGGGTTTTGAAGATGCGCCTGACGGCTCGTGGTTTGGTTCGTTCAAAGTAGATAACGAAGGTGTGTGGAACGATGTTAAAGAGGGCAAATTCAAAGGCTTTAGTGTAGAAGGGTTATTTACCTATAAGACAAAGCCAAGCAAAGAACAAGAACTTATGAATGCAATAAAGGAAATATTGCAACGAGTTAAATGATAAACAAAATCTTTTATTAATATTTAAACAAAAAGAATGATGAACGCAAAAGATGCAATTATGCAAATTAGGGCTTTATTCGAAGATATGCCACAAGTAGAAGCACCTGCTCCTATTGAAGCACCTATCGAGGAAGTACCAGTTACATTTGCTGAGTATAGCCTTATGGACGGAACAAAGGTTATGGTTAGCGAACTTGCTATCGGTGGAGAAGTTACATTGGCTGACGGAACACCTGCTCCAATGGGCGAACACCAATTAGCAGACGGCACTAAAATCGTATTAGACGAAGCCGCTAAAATCTTATCTATTGAAACTCCAGAAGCAGAAGCTAAAGAAGCTGACGAAACACCTGCTGAAATGGGAAAGAAGATGGACGAGAAAATGGCTGACGAAATCGCAAACTTAGTAGCTGAAAACGAAGGTCTTAAAACACAAGTAGCACAATTAGAGGCAAAAGTTAAGAATGGCTTTAGTCAAGTAGCTGAATTAATAGAAGCACTTACTAAGACACCTAACGCTGAACCTATTGCGCAACCAAAACAAAACTTTGGTTCTAACGTAACAACTCACTCAATGAAGTACGATAGAATTGAGAAATTTAGAAACGCTTTATTAAACAAATAAAAATAAAATAAAATGGGATTTGATGTATCTGCATTAGCAAACTATACAAAAGAAAACGAAGCATTACTTGTTACTTCTTCTGTATTAGGTTCAAAAACTGCGTCTCTTATTAAGAGCGCTGGTAACGTTATGGTTGGCGTGAAGTCAAGCGAAAAAATCAACATTATGCAAACTGATGCTATCTTCCAAGATGGTGCTTCTTGCGGTTTTAACGCTTCTGGTTCTACAACTTTTACTCAACGTACTGTAACTCCAGGTAAAATTAAAGTAAACGAAGCTCTTTGCCCTAAAGATTTAGAAGCTAAGTATCTTCAGAAGGCTTTACCTACTGGTTCTTATTATGACTCTATTCCTTTTGAGCAAGAATATTCTGAAAAGAAAGCTAAAACTATTGCTGCTCAATTAGAAACTGCGCTATGGACTGGCGACACTTCAAGTGTTAATGTTAACCTTAACCGCTTCGATGGTCTTGTAAAATTAATCGGCGCTGCTTCAGGTGTTGTAGCTGCAAACGCTTCTACTTATATTTCTGGCGCTCCTTTAAGTTCTATCACTGCTGCAAACGTAATCTCTATCTTTGATGGTGTTTACCAAGCAATCCCTGCACAAGTTGTAGCTGCTGATGATATGACTATCTTCTGCGGTCAAGATTTATTCAGAACTTATACTGTTGCTCTTAAAAATAGCGGTTCTTTCAATTACCAAATTGATGTAAAAGCTGATAGCGAATTTGTATTACCAGGTACTACAATCAAAGTTATTGCAGTTGCAGGTCTTAACGGAACTAACAAAGTTTACGCTATGCGTTTAAGCAACTTGTTCTTAGGTACTGACTTATTAAACGAGGAAGAGAAGTTTGAAATCTTCTATGCAAAAGAAGCAGATCAAGTACGTTTCGTATCTGAGTTCAAAATGGGTGTAAACATTGCCTTCCCTGACGAAGTAGTGAAGTTTATCCTTGCATAATTTATAGGGGGATTGAAATATATCCCCCATTTTTTTCAAACTAATTTAATTCAATAACAATGGCTTGTGCTTTAACTCAAAATTATACCTTAGATTGTAAAGACAGTTTAGGTGGAATTACTGAGGTTTATTTTATGGCAGCAGCAGATGTTACCTCAACTACCGAAGCAAGTGGTGTTATTACCGCTTTAGTAAAGGCAGCAGGTAAGAAGTTCTTTAAGTACGAACTTGTAAAAGGCACTTCTCAATTAGTTGAGAATGTTAATGCAAACGTACAAAATGGTACTATCTTTTACGCTCCAGAATTAACCATAGTATTAAACAAATTACAAGCGAACACAAGGAACGAAATCTTGTTGTTGGCTCAAAACACTTTAGTATCAGTTGCCAAAGATAACAATGGCAAATATTGGTACTTAGGAAAAACAAGAGGCTTAGACCTTACCGCAGGAAGCGCAGGTACAGGTACGGCAGAAGGCGACAGAAGTGGTTACACTTTAACCTTCACAGGTGCGGAAGCTGCCCTTGCTCCAGAAGTTAACTCTACTGTTGCAGGTCAATTAACTACCGCAGGTTCTTAGGTTGTTTTGGTTTTGTATATAGATGCCCCTGGACTTAATTGTTCGGGGGTTTTTTATTTTGCAAACAATCGTGATAGTTTATATTTATAGTTGTGATAAGATTAACTAAGGGGCAAACCCAAAACATAATACTTACCTTGACTGAGAAGCAGCTTTTAACAAGTCCTAACTATCTATTTATTTTTGAGAATAGATCAACAAATACGGATATCAAATTTGTTAAGCTAAACAATACGGATATTAGTGCTTACAAGGAAAGGTACAACGAGTTCACTATTGTAGTTAATAGCTACTTTAATACCTCTTTAAACGGGCAATACACCTACACAATTTACGAGCAAACAAGTACTACCAACACAGACCCGACAGGCTTAAACCTGCTTGAAAGCGGCATTATGGAACTCGAGGGTACAACTATATCATTTACGGAATACGAAACAACAAGCACATTCACAATTAGACAATAATGGAAATACAAGTATTGACATTTGCGGAAGCAAAGCAACCGGAATATAAAGAGAAAAAAGGCGAAGGGTATATGCAGTATGGTCAAAACAATGACTATCCGCAATACCTATTAGACCTATTTAACAAATCTGCAAAGCACAATGCTATCATTAGAGGCAAGGTAAACTACATTGTCGGAAATGGTTGGGCAGGAGAACAAGCGATTGTTCAAAAGGTTAATAGAGATGAGACCCTTAATGACCTAACTAAAAAAGTTGCTTTAGATTTAGAACTATTTGGCGGTGCTTATATCCAAGTTATTTGGAGTGTAATGGGCGGTCAAGTAGCGGAGTTATGGCATTGTGATTATACAAAGATTAGAACCAATAAAGACAATACTCAGTTTTGGTATAAAGAAGATTGGAAGGCTACACGCAACCAAGAAAAAGCTGAGATTTACAATGCGTTTAACCCTGCTAACCCACAAGGTGTGCAGATACTTTATGTAAAGGAGTATCGCCCAGGAATGAACGTTTATAGCCTTCCTGGTTATTTTGGTGCGCTTAACTATATCGAAAGTGATGTCGAAGTTAGTAAGCACGTTTTGGGTAATGCTCAAACAGGGTTTTCTGCAAGTAAACTTATTACCTTACCAAACGGAGAGCCAAGCCCTGACGAGAAAAGAGCGGTTAGCAGACAGTTCGACAATATGTATACGGGTGCAGACGGCAAGAAGTATTTACTTGCTTTTGTAAACGATGCAACTCGTAAGCCTATTGTTGATGACTTAGGCGCAAGTGATTTAACCAAAGAGGACTTCAGCCGTGTAGACGAGTTAATACAAACTAACATATTTAGCGGACATCAAATTACAAGTCCTGACTTATTCGGTATTGCTACTCCTGGTCAGTTAGGCAACCGCCAACAGATGCGTGATAGCTACGAAATATTTAACAATACTTATGTACGCTATAAGCAGATGCAACTTGAGGGAGTGTTTAATATGCTTGGTCAATATGCAGGTTTAACAGTTGAATTAAAGATTATTCCTACCGACCCTATTGGAATTGAGTTTAGTGAGAATGTTCTTATTCAAAATATGAGTAAGGATGAGATTAGAGAAATGTTAAACTTACCGCCATTAGAAGTTGATGCAAGTAACGAAGCACAAAGAGTTACAGATGGTATCGCTGCATTAAGTCCATTGGTTGCTAACAAGGTGTTAGAGTCAATGACTAAGAATGAAATTAGAGCCTTAGTGGCATTAAAGCCTACAATCGATGGCGATGTTATTTCTTCTACTATTACAACAGAAGAACCAATGTCAGCTGAGACAAGCGTAAACGAACACATAAAAGGTCTTAAGGGTAGAGAGTGGCAGAATATGCAACGCATCATTAGAGATTTTAACAAGGGTAAAATAACAAGGGAACAAGCAAGTTCTATGTTAAAAGGCGGATATGCTTTAAGTGATGAAGAGGTTGCTACTTGGTTAGGTGCTGAGGAATTAGAATTTAACGAAGCTGATTTTCAAGTTTTCTTTGAGTTCGGAGAAGATAGAAGTGCTTACGAAGTATTTAAAAGCAAAGCAAGATTTAACGATGATGCGGACTTTGAAATGTTTGCCGATGTATCGCAGTTACAATCTAATATTTTAGATTTAATTGTTAAAGACAAGCGTATTACTCCAGAGGTAATTGCTGACACTTTAAAAGAAGATGTAGGTGCGGTTAAGCGTGTTATTGATTTATTAATTGAGAAGGGGTTTATTAAGACAAACGAAATAAAGCAAGGTAAAGGGATTGATAGTAACGTTATTATCGAAAGGAAACTTACTGCTCCTATTGGGCAGATTGTTGAAGCTATAAAGCCTCAAACTACTCAAATATTAATTCGTTATTCTTACGAGTGGAAAGCAGGTTTTAACGATGGCGATTTAGATACAAGTAGACCTTTTTGCAAGTACTTAGTAACCGCTAACAAGTTTTATAGCCGTAGCGAAATAGAAATGATGAGTGCAAGGCTTGGCTATTCTGTATGGGATAGACGAGGGGGTTGGTATACTAAGCCAGGAACAAACACACATTCTCCAAGTTGCAGACACGAGTGGAAGTCAAACATAGTTAAAAGAAAATAAGAAATGAGCTTAAACACATTATTCATAAGCGTACAGAATATTAAAGACAGGTCTGGCTTACACGCAAACGTAGACGAGAAACTTGTACTTCCTGAGATTAAGACCGCACAAGATATGTATATCTTACCTGCGCTTGGTAGTGCTTTATACAACCGATTACAAGCAGGTATTACGGCAAACAACTTGAACGCTAACGAGGTTATCTTATTAGACCAATATATAGCAGATACTTTAGTGCATTATGTACTTAGTGAGTTGCCAATGGGTTTGTCTTATCAATTCTATAATAAAGGATTATTAAGAAAGAGTGGCGAGAATACCGAGAACCCTTCTATGCAGGATATGATTGACGTGGCGAATAGATACAAGGCTCGTGCGGAGTTCTACAAGCAAAGAATGATTAAATACCTAAAAGAATATTCAACACTTTATCCTGAGTACCTAAACCCTGGAAGTGGCATTGATGCAATACACCCTGAGAACGATGCTTATACAACGAGCATTTGGTTAGGCGATTTTGATTGCTGCGCAGGTAAAAGCTTCGAGGAACTATATCAAGGAGACAAAGGGTGTAGCACTTGTTAAATATGAGCAAAGTAACAACAATAAAAAACCAAAATAAGCTTCGTGTTTATTTAGAAAAAATTAAGAATGAGCCTGACGTTAAACCAAATAGTCAAACAAATAACAACACTCGGAAGCGACCACGAACAAATTAACTTTGTTTACTTCGGTGATGTGTGGGAACGTTTAAGCAATGGCGAGGTTACTTACCCTGCTATGTTCTACACTTTAACGGGTGCGACTATAAACGCTAAAAATATTACCTATAATTTTAGCCTTTATTTTATGGACAGAATGTTAATGGAAGAAACAAACGAAACCGAAGTACTAAGCGATATGACTTTAGTAGGTCAAGACATAGTTGCACAATTAAGATACCCTAAAGCTATTTGGGAAATAGGCGATACCGCTCCTTTGACTTACTTTACCGAGAGCGACCCAGATTATCTTGCAGGAGTTAAGATAGATATTACAATGGAATTACCTTACTTAAACGATAGATGTCAAGTGCCATCAATATACCAATACTAAGATGATAGGAAAAAAGATTAACCAATTAGCGACCGAGTTAGCACCAGTTAGTACCGATTTAACTATTATAGGCGACCCGATTAGTGGAGTAAGTAAGAAGATTACACTTGCTCAATTAGGTGCGATATTTAGCGGTGCGGTTTCGTTTTATACTAACCTTGCAGGGTTTCCTGCAACGGGCGATATTAATGTGATCTATTGTGCTAAAGACACGCAGAAACTATACTTATGGAGTGGTTCGGCTTATACCGAAGTTTTCCCTTCACAAGCTTTATTAGATACTTACCAATTAAGAAGTGAAAAGGGCAACGCTAATGGTTATGCTTCTTTGGATAGTGGCGGTAAAGTTCCTATTAGTCAATTACCAAGTTCTATTATGGAATATAAAGGAACTTGGAACGCAGCTACTAACACGCCTACACTTGCAAACGGAACGGGCGACACGGGAGATGTTTATATTTGTAATGTAGCAGGAACAGTAAACTTTGGCGCAGGTCCTTTAACTTTTGCGGTTGGCGATTATGTGATTTATTCAGGTTCTATTTGGCAGCGTTCAAGTGGTGCGGTGGGTACAGTTACAAGCGTAGCATTAACAGTTGGTGGCGATGCGATAAGCGTATCTGGAAGTCCTGTAACAACATCGGGAACTTTAGCTTTAGCGTTTAGCGGTACTACATCACAATACATTCGAGGTAATGGTACACTTGCTACCTTCCCTTCTTTAACGGGTTTTGTTCCGTACACGGGGGCGACTGCAAACGTAGATTTAGGAACGCACACTTTACTTGCTAAAAATTTAGTAATTAATCATTCAAGCGGTAGCGGAGTTGCTGCATCAATTACTAAGGGCGGTAGCGGAGAGGCTTTAACTGTTGTTAAGAGTTCAGGAAGTGGCAACGCTGCATCTATTACGGGTGGTGTTACTTTACTTGATGAATTACATTTAAATACTGATTTAGCCGATGCCTATATTGCAAGTGCTACTAATTGGAACGCTGCATACAACGATAAAATAAATAGTGCTGCGGTAACGGGTACTACAACAAAGACCTTAACACTTACACAACAAGACGGGGGAACAATAACGGCTTCTTGGACTGACGATAACACCGATGCGGTTACTTCTGTTTTCGGTAGAACGGGAGCAGTTGTGGCGGTTAGTGGCGATTACAATACAAGTCAAGTTACTGAAAATACAAACCTTTATTTTACGAATGCTCGTGCTATTGCAAGTACCTTAACGGGTTACACAAGCGGAGCAGGTACGATAACTTCAAGCGATAGTATATTAAGTGCGATACAAAAGTTAAACGGGAATATCGGTGCTTTAACTACGGGTGTATCAAGTGTAAACGGGTTAACGGGTGCGGTTACTTTAACAACAAGTAACATCGCAGAAGGTACAAACCTTTACTACACCGAGGCAAGAGTAAACGCTAACACAAACGTAGCAGCGAATACGGCAGCAAGACACAACGCAGTAACAATAGGAACGGCTAATGGTCTTAGTTTATCTACTCAGGTATTAAGTTTAGCTTTAGCATCAGGTTCTACAACGGGTGCTTTATCTTCTACCGATTGGACTACGTTTAACAACAAGCAAAACGCTTTAACTAATCCAGTAACGGGAACAGGTACTACTAACTACCTACCTAAGTTTACAGGTGCAAGTACAATAGGGAATAGTACTTTACAAGAAGTATCAGGCAATTTAGGATTAGGAGTTACACCGAGTGCTGATATTTGGACATCGTTTAAAGGCATTCAAATAAATACTTGGGGCGGTGGTATTTTTAGTGGAAGCGCAGTTACAAATTTTGTTCATAATAATTACTATGATGGAACAAATATTAAATATTTTAGAAATGGCTCTGCTGCACTATATCAACAAAATGGAAATATACACGCTTGGCATACTGCTCCTTCAGGAACGGCAGGTAACGCTATATCCTTTACCCAAGCTATGACGTTGGGTTCTAATAGTGGACTATCTATTGGAACAACATCGGCAGCACCTGCGCAAGGATTGTTGGTGCAGGGGGCGGTAACAACGGGTATATTTAATCAAAACACACCTGTATTTTTTTCAACAGATGGAACAGATAATTCACCTGCATTAACTATTTTCAAAAATACTACCACAGGAACAAGAGAAGTTTTTAGGGTTCAAAGTTTTGTTATAAATACAGGAGTTGTTACAGTTGCTTCTATTAATGCAGCAGGAGCAGCTACATTCTCTAACCTTGCAGGCACAGGAACAAGAATGGTTGTTGCTGATGCAAATGGATTATTGTCAACTCAAGCAATAGGTAGTGGTTCAATAACAGGTAGTGGTACTACCAACTACCTACCTAAGTTTACAGGAAGTACAACGGTGGGGAATAGTCAAGTGTTTGATGATGGTGTAGCAGTTGGCATAGGAACTACAACTCCATCTCCTTTAATTGCTGGTTCTCGTACACTTGAAATATCTCAAGCAGGTGATAATTTTCCTGCATTAAACATTTCAAGAACAAGTGGCATTTC